GCTCCAGCATGCGGTCGAGCGTGCCTTCGATCGGCTCGGCCTGCTTGAACGCGCCGATGCCGTACTTCATCAGCTCGATGACGATCGGCGCGGCCTGCGGCACCTGCTGGACGACCGGCAGCGCCTTTTCAAGGAAACCGCCATAGGCCTGCACGAACTCCAGCCGGTCCTGCTTGTTCTGCGCCTCGTCAATCTGAACGAGGCTGTCGGACGCGACCTCGATGCGGAAGTTCCGCAGCGGCTTGTCGGCCAGCAGTTGCAGCGCCTGGGGGATCAATTGCTGGTCGGCCGGCGACATCTGCTGCGCGGCGGCGTACTGGAGGATGGTCTGCGGCTGGAACAGCTGGCAGATGATCTGCGCCTTGAGGCGGATCAGCTCCGACGCGAAGAGGGCGACCTCCTCCTGCATCGAACGCAGCCGCAGGCCAGCGTACTGGCCCTTGATCTGCTGCGCGGTCGCGGTCTCGGACGCGGCGGTCTGGCCGCGGATGATATCCGAAATGCCGGTGATCTCGTAGATCTGCGCCTTGATCTGCTCGCGCGCCGCGTAGCATTGCAGCAGGCACTGGGCGAGGGTGTCGAGCGGCAGGAGGTCGATTGAGCCCTTGAGGCCGCCCTTCTCGCCAAATGCCATCCACTTGTCGACCGGGATCAGCGCGTTGTTGTCGCCCTCGGTCAGGAGGCGCTGCAGGGCAGGCTGCGAGGCATCGTAGACGCCGCGCATGCGCAGCGCCTTCACGAGCCCGTCGATGCGGTCGGACAGGATGTCCAGCTCGTTGGCTTGATCCTGATAGAGCAGGAAGTCTGGCACCGGGACGAGGGTGTCGGACGTCGTCGTGGCGTAGAGCGGGCGCGGGCAGGGGTAGAAGCCCTCCAGCTCCAGCGGGTCGTCGCGCTCGTCGACGAATTGCGCCATGCTCTTATTGATCCAGTAGACCTTCTGCGTCTCGCGGTCCCACAACTCGCAGATCTTTGCGCGCGTGCCCTCGCGCTGTTTGTTAGGGCCGTCGAGGTTGTCGGGTCCGCTGTCGAGCGGGATCCTGCGGCCCATCTCCTCGCCGAAGCGCTCGACCAGCGCCTCGCGGGTCATGTAGACCCAGCGCCAGACCTGCGTGACCTCTTCCCATGTCCTGGCCGACGAATGGCCGAAGTCCTTCCAGTGGACGTAGTCCACCGGCGCGCACTCGTACTCGATTTCCTCGGGCACGCCGGCGGGCTCGGGCTGGTTGCCGTCCTCGTCGACGTCCTCGGTGACCTGCGGGCCGTCCTCGGGCATGCCGAGTTCCTGCGCGCGCACATGCGGCTCATAGCGGACCCACGCGACGCCGCGGCCGCCGAGGAAGCGGTCTTCGACGGCGTAGCGCATCGTCGCGCGGAAATCGGGGTAGTGCTCGATCTCATAGTCTAGGGCGCGCTCGATCAGCTGCGCCGCCACGCGACCGACCTGGTCGTTGTCACCGAAGCGCCGGGCCGCCGAGGCCTTTGGCAGCTTGGCGTAGACCGCGGGGATAAGCGTCTGGACGTTCGACCAGAGGATGTTGAACTTGACGGTCTCGTTGCCCGACTGCGTCCGCATGTCGTCGCGGTACCGCTTGATGATCTTGGTCGCACGCTTCTGCCAGCGCTCGAACTCGCGCTCGTAGGTCGAGATCGCCTGCAGGTACTTCTGCAGTCCGGTCGGCTGGGCGTCGGCCATCACGGCCTCCTGCGGAAGATGACGTCGCGATGGACATGCCCGGCGATCATATAGCCCCAATCCGCCAGCATGGTGATGGTGTCGACGTCGGTCACGCCGTAGCGCTCGCCGAGGCCCTTCAGCTCCAGCACGATGGTCGGCCAGGAGTGCTTGATCGTCCGCTCCGCGCCGAGGACCGCGGCGTGTTCGTAGCCCTCCACGTCGAGGCAGAGCAAGTCGCAGTCGTCGATCTCGAGGCTGTCGATCCGCATGATCGAGAACTCGGAGCCGTCCTTGACCCTGTGCGCGCCGACGTTGTGCGGGTCGAAGCGGTCCATCGCGCCGGTGCCGGGCTGCGCGCCGAATGCGCCGCGATAGGCCATGACCCGCGCCCCGCGCTGCAGGCGCTCATCGAGGTTCGCCATCAGCGCGGCGTGGTTGAACTCGTCGGGCTCGGCGGTCACGACGCAGTTGAAGTGCCGGGCGAGCGCGACCGGCCAGATGCCGATGTTGCCACCGGCCTGCACAACGGTGCGCCTGCCATCGGTGCGCGGCAGGATGTCGGTGTCGAGATCCTCGACCTCGCGCAGGATGATCTCCAACGCGACTTGGTCCGCGTCGGGGACGAGCCAGCCTTCACGCCGCTGCATGGTATGGCACCTCGGTCTGCTGCCACGGACGCGGCTGGCCGTGGAAGATGATGACGCGCTCGTTCTTGGTGCGCGGGCTAGCCTTGAAGCTGCCGATCGCGCGCGGCGCGACGTCCTGCCAAAACGCCAGCTCGCCGGCGTAATGCTGTTCCAACCATTCCTGGTCGCCGCCGAGGTGATACCGAGGGTCAGCCTCAAACTCTGCGGTCAGCCTCGACAGGTCGCCATCCCACCACATCATCGACGATTGCATGGCGTTGCGGTTGCTGCGGCCGCGGTAGAAGTCGCGCAGGATCACGAATGCGTCGTGGCGCACTAGCTCGACCAGCGGCTGGATGTCGCGACAGAGCACGGTGTCGAGGTCGAAATACAGGACCGGGCCGGGCAGCTCGAACAACTCCATCTTCGCCCACCAGCCGGGCCAATCGCGGCGCAACGGCCGGGCCTCGATGTCGTCGTCCTCGGCGAACGCGTAGCAGGTGTCGGTCAGCACCACGAAACGGTGCGCCGGCGCAAAACGCGCGCACATGTCGGCCAAGGCGCGGACATGCTCGGGGCGGTAATCTCCGCCGGATCGCAGGACGGTGGCGATCGAGATCATCGCGGCGCGGTGCTGCGCGCGAACCGCTCGTCGGACTCGCGTAGCGCCCGGGCCAGATCGGCTGGCGACGGGCGACCGCGAGCTGCGACCGGGCGCGCCGGCGGCGGGCCGATTGGATCAACTGGCATGGGGCGCGCCATCGGCATCGCCGCTATGTCCGCCGGCGTCACGCCGCCGAACGTGTCGACGCGCGGCGGCACGAAGTCCGCCTCGTTTGTCGGCAGACCCTGCATCACCGGCAGGCGCGGGCGGGGCGGGGCGGCGGGACGTGGCGGGGCCGGGATCGGGGCCGCCGCGCCACGCGGGTCGATGCTGGGCATGTACGGGATCGACGGCGACGGCGCGTCGTAGTCGCCGGGCGGCGTCGGAGGAAGGGCGGCGTTGGGCAGGCGCTCGTACATCTGCGCGGCGTCGGTTGCCTCGGCGGGCGACATGGCCGGGCTACCGCCGAACCCGAGCATGCGGCGCAAGTCGCTGAAGCTGTAGCTGCGGACAGGGCCGCCCGCGGTGCCCTCGGGGCGCAGCATCGGGTCCATGATGCCCGCCATCCGGCGGTCGAAGGCGTCCTGTTCTTCGCGGCTCATCGCCATCGGCGTCACTCCTTGTTTCGCGCGCTGATGGCGCGGGCCTTGGCCTTCGCGTCGGCCTTCGAAGAGGCGCCCCATGCGCGCAGCGCGAGCGCAAGGCGGGTCGGCTTGCCGTTCTTCTCCATCGGCCCGGGCATGTTGCCCATGCGAGCGAGGAACGAGGCGCGGCGCGGGTTGTCACCCGATTTCACGGGTGGCTTGAGCGTGCCGCCGGTCTGGGCCTTGTAGCTGGCGCGGCCCTTGGCATTGAGGCCGCCGGCAGGGTTCTTGCCCTCCTTGCGCTGCCACGCCGCGCTCATCGCTTGTTCTCCGGCTTTGCGGTCTTGGCCGCCTGCTTGAAGTCTGCCGCGGTCGGCCGGCCCTTCTCGCCAGGGCGCTTCATTTTCTCGCCGGAGCCCGCCTTGATGCGCTCTTGCTTGGCGAGGATGTTGGCATAGAGGCCGGGCTTGTTCATGACACTACGCGAAGACGCCGACGCCGACAGCCGTGACGTTCGATCCCGTGGTCACATTCCACGCGCCGTTTCGCGACACCGCGTTGACCTCGATGCTGTAGACGCCGATCGGCGTTGCCGCGGGCGTCGCGAAGATGGTCGTGGAACCGTCCTTCAGCGTGACCGAGGCGGTCGATGCCGTCGTGACGGAAATCAGAAGGCGGTGCAGGTAGTCGCCGGTCGCGCCGGTCGCGCCGAGCGCCTGATCCGTCTGCGAGGCGGCGACGGCCTCGTAGGCGTAGCGGTAGGGGTTATTCACGCCGGCCATTCGGGCCTCCTCAGGACAGGAAACGGAGCTTGTAGAGCGTGCTGTCGATCAGCGACGCGATGGCGTCGATGTCGTTCTGCAGCTCGCTGCGATCGGGCAGCTTCTTGCGCTGCTTCTCGACGTAGTCCTTCTGGTCGCGGAAATAGTCGACCATGGCCTCGACGCCTTTGCCGCGGGGATTGTCCATGCGCGCGACGAACTTGCCGACGAGCCCGTAGCAGCCCTGATAGCTCTCGACGACGGTGTCGACGAGGCCGGGGATCGCCTCGTAGTACTCGCCTAGGGCCTTGTGCGCGGCGTAGCTGTCGGTCGACCAGTGCATGAAGTGCGCGGCGACGGCGGTGCAGAGCATGTGCCCCGCGAACTCGCCCATTGCGGCGTGGTACTCGCTGTCGCTCATATGCGCGCGCTCCGAGATCGGGCTGCCGACGCGGCCCACATGTCGTTGAGGGTAGCCGAGTTGTCAGGCCCTATCAATAGTGGCCGATCACTGCGCGGCGGCTCGACCCGCGGCTCCTCGCGCCACGCGATCGCCATCATGCGGAAGGCGTCCGCGCTGTGGCTCGTCCAGTCGTGTCGCGGCGCGGCGCGGAAGGCGCGCTTGTCCTCGTCGTACTCGCGCTGGTACTGGCGCAGCGCCTCGATGCCTTCGTGGCACCGCTCGTCGTCGAACCAGACGCGCGGCAGCATGAGGCGCACGGCCTGGATGCCGTCCTGCACGCCTAGGTCTGGCACGATGTTGAACATCCCGATCCCGCCTAGCAGCGCGGCCAGCTGCTCGACCACGCTGCGACCGCCCGAGGCCAGCGTCTTCGCCCGCGCGTCGTGCGGCAGGTAATGCTTGCCGTAGCGATACGGGCGTCCCGCGACGATCTCGGCCAGCTCCGCGATGGTCGAGCCGCTCGAGGCGTGGTGGTCAATGACGTGGATCTCGCCGCCGGCGACCTGCCACCACCAGATGGCGGTGTCGTCGCGCCAGCCGATGTCCCACGCGGTGTAGACCGGCAGCGCCGGGTCGTGCGGGACCGATCGGATGCGGCCAGCGTCGAGGGCCTCGCGCATCTCTACACCGTAGAACGCGCCGAGGATGGCCGCGTCGAACGAGCACTCGTACTCCTGGTCGTACTGGTCCTGCGTCAGCTGCGCGCGGAGCGCGTGGAGTTCGGTTTCCGGCAGGATGCCGCTGTCGCTGGCCCGCAGGCGCAGGAAAAACCAGTCCGGAGATCTCTGCGCGACTTCTACGGCCTCGTGGAACTGATTGCGCCCTTTCGGCGTGCCGCCGATAACCGCCCAGCCCTGCCGGTCCGAGAGCGTCGGACGGATGACGTTGCCCCAGACGCTCGGGCGGAAGTCGCCGTACTCGTCCAGATACGCGCCGTCGAACCCGAGGCCGCGCATCGCGTCGGCGTTGTCCGCGCCGAACAGCTGGATCTTGGCCCCGGTGCGCGTCGTCAGAAGCAGCTCGGCCTCGTTGACGCCCGCGGTCGCTGGCTCGGCGTACCGTTTCAGATAGTCCCAGGCGACCGACTTGGCCTGCGAGCGGAACGGCGCGACGTAGGCGTAGTGCGCGTGAGGCTGGCGCGCGGTGATCGCGGCGCGGATCAGGTCGTTGATGGCGGCCACAGTTTTGCCCGCGCGCCGATGGGCGACGAGGCAGGCCCAGCGGTGGCTGCGGCGGTGGAACGGCATGAACGCTTTGCGCGGGTTGTACGGCATCCGAACGCGCGCATCGCGCAGCTCGGTCACGTCGGCTCGCCCCACTCGTAGATGATGCGCTGCGGGCCGCCTTCGGGGCCGCTGTTCTCGTGGCGCTGCGTCTCGGCCCAGCGCATCTGCGCCTTCGTCCACCAGATCATCGCGGTGGTGTCGCCCTGGATGACGGCCTTGTTGAACAGCGTTTTGGCGACCTGCGCGCTGGCCTTGGCCTTACCAACCGCAAGCTCGGTCTTGTAGTATTTGCGGAGCGTCTCGTCGCTGATGCCGATCAGCGCGGCGATCTGGTCATGCGGCAGGCCGAGGCCGGAGGCCTGTTCGACCTGCTTGCGACGCTCTTCCGTCGGCTTGTGCGCGGGCATCACCATGCGAATAACCTATGCGCTCCTGATGCGGTTGAAAAGACGGCGCAGGACGTAGGACCGCGCCAGCGAGATCGCGGTGAACAGCGCGCCGATCGCGAAGCTGTCGAAGGCGGTCGGGTGCAGGCCGAACAACGGAAGCACCACCGCGTTGGCAGCGACCGCGACCAAATAGCCGATGGCGACGTTCGCCACGGCTTCGATTGCGCTCATGCGTCGGCTTTGCATCGCTCGGTCGCCATGTCAGCGAAGCTGCGGCCATCGCCCTCCAGAGTCGCAGCCTGCCCGGTGAACTCCTGCCAGCGCTTCACTGCGACATCGACATAGGCCGCATTGAGCTCGATCGCGTGGCACGCGCGGCCCGTCATCTCGGCGGCGATGATGGTGGTGCCTGACCCGCTGAACGGCTCGTAGACCGCCTGCCCCGGCGAGGAGTTGTTCTCAATGGGGCGCTTCATGCACTCGACGGGCTTCTGCGTGCTGTGGCCAGTCTCAGACTTGCGGGGCTTGTCGATCTGCCACAGCGTCGATTGTTTTCGGCCGCCGTCGTAATGGCCCTTGCGGCCCTTTCGAACGGCGTACCAGCAAGGCTCATGCTGCGGATAGTAGTCGCCTCTGCCGATCACGAACTGGCTCTTCGCCCAAATAATCTGCGCGCGAATGCCCAAATCACAGGCCATCAGGCTTTCGGCCACAACGTGCGCCATGTTTCCCGCATGCCAGACATAGGCAACATCACCGGGGAACAGCGCCCATGCTTCGCGCCAGTCGGCCTTGTCGTCGTTCTTGACCTTTCCTACGGCGCGAGCGCCGTAGGGCTTGCCGTTCTTGCGATCGACTTCGTTTCGCCAGTTGGCGTCGTACTCGACGCCGTAAGGCGGGTCGGTGACCATCAGGTGCGGCTTGACGCCGCTCAACGCCTTTTCGACCGCAAGCGGATCGGTGCAGTCGCCGCAGACCAGCCGGTGCCGCCCCAGTAGCCACACGTCGCCCGGCACCGCGATCGGCTGCTCTGGCGCCTCTGGGATTGCATCGGGATCGGTCAGGCCCTCGGTTCCCGGCGCGGCCATCAGCGCGTCGAGCTCCTCGGTCGAGAAGCCGGTCAGCGCCACGTCGAACTCCAGTCCGCGCAGGTCGTTGATCTCCAGCCGCAGCAGTTCGATGTCCCAGCCGGCGTTAAGCGCTAGCTTGTTGTCCGCGATGACGTAGGCTCGCTTCTGCGCCTCGGTCAGGTGCGAAAGCCGGATCGCCG